ATACACCGATTGTAATAGTGCGAGTGAATTAGTGTCCTATACCGCAAGAGTTAGTAATCCTACTAACCAAAGTAACAAGAAGACCGCATCTAAGTTACTGGGATATCTTATCAAAGAAAATCATTGGTCACCTTTTGAGATGGTGCATATGACTATGGAAATCAAAACGACTCGTGATATTGCACGTCAGATTATCCGTCATCGCTCGTTCTCATTTCAAGAGTTTTCTCAACGATATGCAGAACAGAACAATTCAGAATTACGTGAAGCACGACTACAAGACCCAAAGAATCGTCAGAACTCTATTGAACTAGATGATACCGATGATTTTGGTAAAGGTGGTAACAAGACTCAGAATGAACGTCTGTACGAGAACTGGAACATGAAACAGAGAGAAGTTATCAATAAATCCCAAGAGGTTTACAATTGGGCATTAAGTAACGGTATCGCAAAAGAACAGGCACGTGCAGTCCTACCTGAAGGTAATACTGAGTCTGTACTTTATATGGCAGGTTCTCTTCGTTCTTGGATTCACTATTGTGACCTGAGACGTGGTAACGGAACTCAGAAAGAACATATGATTGTTGCAGAACAATGTTGGAGAGTCATTGAAGCAAACTTTCCTGAAGTTGTGGAAGCGTTAGATGACTGAGATAGTAGTCAGAAACAAGGAATATCTTGATATCCTTGATAAGACTGTTAACATGTTCCTTGAACACCGAGAACTATGTGAAGAGTTATCTGATAATTTACAAAGAGACGTTCCTGTTGAAGAATGGGAACGTTTTTGTAAAGAAGACTATCTGCATGAAATGATTGCCAAGGGTGATGACCATGCAGGTTTCCCTGAAACGGGATATGGTTTCCAAGTTTCCCACGGTGTAAAACAGAGACCAGAAGTATTTAAACCATTGAAAGAGTGGACTAAGCATGAACTTCCTATGATGTTTGGTGCGAGGTCAAACTCCCTCACATCTTACTATCCACCCAATGGATTTGTAGGATGGCATACCAACTGGAATGCCCACGGATATCAAATCATTCTGACATGGAGTGAAGAGGGTGATGGATACTTCTCTTATTATGATAGAGACAAGGACGAAATCATCACCGAACAAGATGTCAAAGGATGGCAAGCACGATGGTATAGGTTTGGACGTAAGGATGAACCTAGACACCATTGTTGGCATACTGCATGGACTAACTGTCCACGATTCACATTAGCATTCAAATTTCCTTATACTGTATCGGGTAACCAATACGAGGATGAGGCGTTTGATGCCATACAAGATTTCATTACGGAACTAGAAACAGCTTGACATTATCAGTCATGTATGTTATATTAACTACATGATGAAAAAACTTACTGTTTTTGCGACAGCATGTATTCTGATGAATACTACTAGTTCTGCAACTAATAATAGGGTTGACCTCAGTAAACAAGAGTTCAATCTTGAAGCAACAACATGTCTTGCACTTAACATCTATCACGAATCACGCAACGAACCTCTTGCAGGTAAGATTGCGGTTGCAGACGTGACATTGAATCGTATGTATGATACTAGGTATCCCAATACGGTATGTGGAGTTGTAAGACAATCAAAGTTATCAAAGTGGCATTTGGAACGTGGACGTGAAGTACCTATTCGTGATAAGTGTCAGTTTTCTTGGTATTGTGACGGTAAGTCGGATGAACCTCTCAATGAGACAAGTTGGTTGGACGCAAAATTAATTGCACAAAACTTCTTGACTTATGGTGAGTATCGTGGTATAACAGAAGGTGCAACTCATTATCACGCAACCTACGTCAATCCTAATTGGATTAATGACCGTGGTATGCATATGGTGGGACGTATCGGTGAACACATTTTTTATAGGTGGGATTAATGAAAAAAATTGAATACAAATATAATGAAGACAATACTATCAATGAGTTGAAGAACTATATTGATGGTACTTACGGTGAACATTATTCTAAGAATAAGTTCCAAGCAACAGAGTTTATCATTGACGGTGGTCATGGTGATGGATTCTGTATCGGAAACATCATGAAGTATGCACAACGATATGGTAACAAGAATGGTTACAATCGTGCAGACTTGATGAAAGTATTACACTATGCAATCATTCAGTTGCATGTACATGACCATTACGATAGGGGATAACACGTAAATTATTTTCAAAAAACGCTTGACAAACCTTGTTGTTGTTGTTATAATAAGTACATAAAGTCAGAAAAGGAAATATTATGAATGTAATTGAATATGATGTCTACGAGTTGTTCACGAGGAGTGGTTCATCAAGGCAAGGTGAAGTCTTCACTGACTACGATACACTCGTGAATCTTTTTGGTACACCGTCTTACACAGACGCAGACCCATATGAGAAGGTATCTTGTGAGTGGGTTCTGAATGTCAAAGTTGGAGATGAAGATGAAGATGATTACACCTACGAACAGGTTTCTGTCTATGCATGGAAGTATGGTAGAATCCCTACCGAGAAATGCCAGTGGAATGTTGGTGGTTTCAACTACAACGCACAAGAGATTGTGAACACAATAATTGAATCGGGTGTTGAACCCGCATATAGTGAGGTTGCGTAGTGAGTAAGATGGGTGCATTGGTTCTTGAATGTCAAACGATTGCAGAGAACAACTATAACGAACCAAAAGAACAAGTCATCGCAGAGGTTGAGAAGACCTTTGTCGGTGACAACAAGTTTCAACAATCCTATGCAAAAGAAATTGCAGTGGATTATTGGGAAGAAATTCAATCAGATATGCAGACGTATTTCTGATTGGTAATATTAACCTTAACTAAGGAACTATGAGAAATAGAAATTTTAATAGGAGACCACAACGTCCTAAACCAAAAGTGTGGCCTAAAGACGGTGCGAGGCAAGTCACCGTAAGATATGATGATGTTGATACTGCACTAAAGATTTTCAAGAAGAAGGTCAAGAAGTCAGACATCCTTTTTGACTTGAAGAAGAGAGAATTCTTTGAGACAAGAAGAGAGAAAGAAAGAGCATCTAAACTGAAAGCAATCAGAAGAGTCAAGAAGAAGAGAATAAAAGACCTTGAACTTGAACACCAAATGAAGTTCAGATATAGGTAACAGTTATGTCACCTATTTCGCCCCCTTCATAAACACACTGGACTCTTATCGTTAAGCCTTTAATACGCGTTGACCGAGGTGATAAGAGGTTCACGGCAAAGTGTCCTAAAAACCTGCGTTACTGATTTATCAGTGTGTTTATGAAGGGGGCGAAATAGGTAACAGTTATGTCACCTATTTGTCACATAACTGTAACAACTCTTATAAATATAAATAGGAGAAACAGTATGAAAAAATTAATGAAATCATTTCATAAAATGATGAAGTCAGGTAGACTAAACAAAGTAGTAAGGATGGTGTGTAATGAAAAAAATAAAACGCATAAAACCCCGTCACGGGAAAGTGTTGTTTGATAACAACAGTCCTTTTAAACAAAAGGTTGTATCCGATAAAACGAAGTACAACCGAAAGAAGAATCCCCGCAAAGACGGGGATTTTTTTTATCTGTCAAAAAGACCACTTTAATAACCTATTTATTTGTTAATCTAAATTATTATGGCTATTATAGTGGTCTTTTATCTGTCAATACGGTTGATAATCATTCCACCAACATCATGTTTATGGAATGACTTTGTACGTTGATTGTCGTGATGGACTTTATGAAATCCTTCACCGAAGGTAATTATACCCAACCACCAATCACTATTGGGTCTCTCATTTCTATGTGAGTATGTGAACACTAAAGACCCGACTAACTTCGCCAGACCCGCAGGTGCTAACCACGCATAGACCAATGCATTCGGGTCAATCAGTACAAGGAACAATGCCCATGCACCCATGATTCTCCAGTAGTATTTTACTTGCGCTCTATATCTCTGTACTTTTAGTAAGTCTCTGACATATCTAAAATTAATTCTGACCAAGACTTGTAGAAAAAATGCAGAGAATAACCCTTGGTATTTTGGTGAGTGTGGGTCTTTGTCTGTGTCACTGAATCTATGATGTTCTCTGTGATTGGCGACCCAGAGAATTGCAGGGCCTACCATCATAATATGTGCGAAGAATAGCATCACATATTCAAACCATAGAGGTGATTTAAATACTTTATGAGAAACATACCTATGATATCCCATTGTGATACCAAGACATAGGATACCAAAATACATCACCGCAGTAATTCCCCACTGCCATGGTTGTGCATAAAGTATCATTGGGATTACACTTAGTTGTGCAATTATCTGTCCCGTTAATAATTGAATAGGTAATTTCATTGGTCTTTCCTAACTCTTCTAAATCTTCTAACCTTACCCTGATAGAATAACATCTTGTACCAAGGGGTATCTCTTTTCATACGAGGAATAGTATATTCTAGTTTTTCCCCATCGGGTCTTACCCAAACTACATGATATCCTACCCATCTTGTGGACGGATACCACTCAGCACGTCCACCATGTCTGATAATGTTTTCTAGTGTCCAGAAATAACAATTGTTCTTCTTGGTGAATAACCTATACGGCCAAGACCAAAAGAAAACCAACATGAGAACTAGTGTGATTAATTTTCTATTAGTATTTATCATAATAGTATATATAAAGACC